TCCAACTGCACATTTGGACTTCATCGCATTCCTCGTTCTCGAGGAATCCATCACCGTGTACGACGAAATGGCGCTTTTCAGCATAGCCATCGCCGTCAACGTCAACATCGGTGAAGCAATCGAGCAGCGTTAGCTCCTTCGTTGCCCAATCGTCCTCGTCGTCCTGCTTGGTCTGTTCGTCCCTATTACGAGCGGCTTCGACTGAGTTCTTGCTCCACGTGAAATCGGTTACGCGCTCAACCTCAGCCCGCGAATAGCCTTCGGTGAGTAGTTCGGAACGAGTGACCTTTCGAATACGGCCGGCGAACTTGGCGTTTTTGACGCTTCCACGACAATCACCCGATACAACCACCTCATCCGGGGGAACAGCGGCAACACAGAGCTTGCCCTTCTTGGTCGTGACCTTGAACTTAACGTCGAAGGTCTGCGGAACTCCTGGGGCGGTGTGGTAGGTGTTGGCCTCAGCTACCTCAACCTCGTGGACGTGCTCACATTCAGATAGGTACTGCTCGATCATCACGAGCTGGTCTTGGGTTACGCCTTCGTACGTCTCGGTTGAAACCTTCTCTTCGGTCTCCCACCAGTAAATGACGTACCCAACTACCTGCATGATTCCATCACGGAGCCACGAGTAGATCGTGTTGAAGCCGTCGTTCTGCTTCCACAGGACGTGAGAGACATACTGCGTCTCCTGCTTGGCTAAGTCCTCATCCTCAGGGCCGTCAGGATCAAACTGCACGCAGTCACGGGTCAGGAATATCCGCATGTACGACGGCATTTCCCACTCAACCGTGTCCATGAAGTCTTTCGTGACGATCTGGGAGCGGCCGTCGATCTCGTTACCCAACGGTCTCCCGTAGTAGAAGTCCATCGCCTTTGCTCTACGGGCCATCAGGATCTCGTGATCCGCCATCGCAGAGCCAAAGCGCTTCTCGATGAGTGTGCGGAGGTCTGTTTCGTCTAGTTTGCTCACGCGACCACTCTCTCCCACTGAAACTCTGGAACTTCCCAGTCATCCTCGTTGGATAACTCAGGCTCAATCACAGCCAGCATGCGAAACGCATCCGCACCGTGGCTGTACTCATCGTGTCTCGGGGCTTCTGGCTGGCGCGTCTGCTGATTGATGCGCCTGCGATATCGGGCCAGGTTGTTGAACAACTGCCCGGCGTTGTTCTCGTCGAAATACACGCGAGGGAACATCTGGCGAGCAGCGTTGATACCGTTCTCAACACCGATCTCAGGCACACAGGGCCAATGCACGGGACGGCCGAGCTTCTTCAGAATCTCCCGTGGGCTTCTGCCAGTCTCAGCATTGGAAGCCTTGGCGTCATGCGGTAGGTAGTCCTTGCCCCATCGGTACCCGAGCTTGCCTAACTCAGTAACGTAGCTGTCGTAGGTCCTGTGCGAGTCCTCGATGTAGCGAACGATGCGTACCTCCGAGGCCTGTTTCTGCACGCAGATAATCGCCATGCTGTCGTTCCAGCCGAGGTCCCAAACCGTATGGACCCGCAGTAGTGGGTCATAAGGAACGTTGCGCAGCCGTTTCCCGACACGGGCCGCGATGATTTCACCGGCATAGATCGCGCCCTCAATGGCTGCCTTGCACTTGCCTAGCCAGATGTTGTCGTAGTCGTCCTGAGTACGGGTTCCAGCTTCGACTTGGCGAAGGAATGCAATGCGTTCCTCTTCGAGTACAGCCGGGAACCACGGGTTGTCGCTGAAATTGACTTCGACAACGACGGCGTTGTCAGGCGTGTTCAGTACAAAGCGCTGGAACACCTCGTCGGTGTCCAATTCAGGATTGAACGTCACCCATATCTCGCTACCGTCCTTACGGATGGTCGGCGTGAGAATGTCTAACGAGCGTCTAGTGACCTTCTGCGCTTCCTCAATCCAGCACAGGTCCACGCCTTCGAATGACTTGATGGAGTCTGAGGTCTGATCGGAGAGTCCTGAAAACAGGAACTCAGTCCCGTTGCGTCCCTTGATCCCGGTCTGCTGAACTTCGTAGAAGCTATCCAGCCCCATTGCGATGATCTGATCGCTGAGCAGCTTGTGTACCGAGTCGCGAATCGACTTCTGGATCTCACGAGCGCACAGGATGCGTAACGGCTTCTGGAATCCAAGGATCAGCAGCGCTCTGGCAAAGCCCCAGGACTTGGCTCCACCTCGGCCACCGAAAGCCACCTTGTAGCGCTTGGGCTTGAACAGGAATGCGAGCTTGGCTGGCGTCTTCCATTCAAGGTGGCCCTTGGGAGCGACGGCGTTCACTTGGGCTCCACGAAGGTAACAGTGCCGCTCAGATTGATCGTGCCCGCGTGATTGGCGTTCAGGTCTAGCTTGTCGCCGTACTTCTTGGGCTTGAGCTTGGATGCGATCCACTTGCGAGTGTCAACGCGGAGGCGCGCTCTCTGAACATGCTCTGTATTGACCCTGCCTTCCTCGGTGTAGTCGCGTTCCGAGTCATCGGCTATGTCCAGCATCTCATCGGCCAAAGCATCGGCGCTCTCTTCCTTGGCCTGCTCATATCGCTGTAAAAACTCTGGGTAAAGCCTCATCCACGTGAATACAGTCTTCACGCAAGGCATTGAATCTGCTTTGCAAACCGTTCGTAGGGACTTGCCGATTGCGAGCTTTGCGCAAATGGCATCGGCCAACTCTTCGGAGTAATCGCTTGGCCTGCCCACTAGTTGCACCCTCGGGTGTAAGGCGGCAATCCGTGTCTGTGGCGCTTGCGGGTGTGCTCGATGACTCCACCCATCGTGATCGTGATGGTTTGGCCCTTGAGAATGGTCTGCATGAATGCGGGATCTTGGCTAACCACTGTTCCGCCAGAGCCGATGACAACGACAGTTGCGTGTATCGCCTCAATCATGACGCGGGCCGCTTCCTCGGTTGAGCCGATGAGGTAAGGAACGGTGTAGTGCTGTGTCTGCGCGTAGGGGAATTGCGCCTCTTGTCCGCTGATCATGTAGCTGCCCGTCTGGCAGGGCATGACGTACGTTCTGCGGAATGACAGGTCGTTGCCCGTGATCGTGTAGGGCTTCGATGCCAGGAAGATCGTTTTCGCCGTGGAGTAAACGAAGTTCGTCGCTTGCCCCGCAACGGTGTAGGTCCCAATCCCTACGGGCATCTTGATGCCACGGACTAACTGCACGGCTTGTGCGTTGATGCCGTAGCTGCCCGAGACCATGGACAGCACGTAGCCGCGTTTCAGAGCTACGGCTATTCCCGAATAGGTGTAAGTCCCCTTGACCATCGTCGCCTGGTAATCGGCTTCGACGTTTCCGCCCGTGATGGTGTACGAGCCCGCCCCTGCCGTCAGGACGTATGAACTCGTCCCGCCTAACAGGCTGGAGAACGACGGAAGAAAGGCCGGATTTCGGGCGCTCGCAAACGACCCTGCCGACCGCATGATGAATGCGAGATGCGGCAATGGCGCAGGAGCCTCCGTCGCCCCTGTACTCGTTCCCGTGTAGAGAAGAGATAGGTGCGGAAGGCTTGTAGGGACCGCTGTCCCCACGCTTAAACCTCAATGTAGACGAGACCGCCACCAACAGCGACCGCAGCAGACAGGTTCAGGTTCAGCAGCGTGTTCGCTGTGGTCTCTAACCAACCAGCGGGGTTGTACGGCAGAACCAAACCCGTATTCACTACGAGGTAAGCGAGGCCGGATTTGTCCGTACCGCCTGCGCCGTCCTGAAACTTGACGTTCACCGTACCGTTGGCCGTAAGCCATGCCGCAAGCACCCGAACCTTCTTCGAAGTGACAGCAGCAACAAGCGTGTTGTTGCCCGATGAAGACGCAGCGATTGCCGCGAACTTAGGCGTTACCACCGTTCCGCCAGCCGTCATCTGGTTAGATTCGGTGCTCGCCTGAGTCGGCACTGGAGCGGCAACAGAGGCATCTGTTGCGGTTCCATCGGCGCCCCAAGTCACCTTCACCCGAGGGTAGTAAACGCTCGAGATGTCGTCAGCCGCAAAGGTGCTGCCGCCTGATCCCGGGTTCGTAACGAAGTTGTCTGCGGTCAGTGCGCAAATTGGCGACCAGTCCGCATAAAATGCGCGGGTTGCGCGCTTCAGAACTTTACTCTCAAAGATCATTGCAAAACTCCTGGGACGCTAGTTAGGCGCCAACAGATT